TTATTTTAACAGGGCAATGGTTTCCCGTAACTGCTCAATGGTCTTGTGATTATAGACACGGTTTCCCACATCCTTTGACTTATGACCCATTAGCATATCAATACATTTTCGGTTGCCTTTGGCATTGTCAAGATTGGTTTCAAACGTGTGCCGGGCTTCATGCGGTGTTTTATCTGCACCGATTTTTTTCATAACTTCATTCCAACATTCATAATACTTATTAGGAATGAACTTCTTACCTTCAAAAGTAAACAGGTAGGTGTTACCCTGATCAACCAAGTCTTTTACAAATGGTTTGATGCGGTCATGTATCGGAACAATACGACCTTTACCGGATGCGGATTTTATACCGCCCTGAAAATACCATTCTTCAATGTTGACCTGTTCGGTTTTCATTCCCAACAATTCCTGTAATCTGAACCCCGTATATATGTAGATCAGCACAGTATTGACCCAAGGATCATCTTTGATTTCCCACAGTGCCGCAATCTGTTCATCGGTAAATGGCGCCCTGTTGGTTTCAGGTATCGGTGGAGCAGTAGTGATTTGAGAATACATTTTATCAATAATGTCACATTCAAATGCAAATCGGTCAAGGTGTCCCCATAGGTTTTTGATTGCTCCCTGCGTGGAATATCCATATCCGCAGTTATCAATACAGTCCTGCATCTGATATGCCCGCAGGCTTCGGTATTTCACACCGTAGTATTTTGAACAGTGTTTGAATGCAGACTTTAATGAACTTTGCAGTGAAACACCGAGTTTTGGCAGCTTGATTTTAGACCAACGCTGATATAAGACAATTAAGGTCACTTTTTCCCGGTCAATGTTCCAAGGATTATTATTATATTGCGCAAGAAGTATATTTCCTTTTTCCTCTGTTTCAGCATATCCAACAGGAACTTGTCTTGCGTGCCCTTCCTCGTCATATATGGTTACTTTAACACACCAAGGACGCGATCTGTTCCCGGATAATTTTGTGACACACCCATAACCGTTAGGATTCCGACGACTCATAAAAATTTAGTCCTTTCTTTATTGAAAATTAAGGACTGAAATGGTATAATACATGTTGCATAGCTTTTTTCAAGTTTTCACTGACATATCATTTCAGTCCTTGCTTGATTGAGTTACTTGAACCCTGACCGCTGCAACGGTTGGGGTTCTTTTTTGATCTGATGTATGAAGGAGCAGTTCCATTAATACGCCTGCGTTCATTATTATTGACAATCGAACAAATGTTTGATAAAATAAATGTATCGCTACTTTAGTACGTGCATTCATAAAAGAGATAAACACATGAACTACAAAAAATGATAATAGAACTGCTTGATAGGGCAGATGATAGAAGATTAAAATTAATCTACTGCTATATAAAAGCAATCCTTGGACTAGGCTGATGTCTAGTCTTTTTTTTCATGTAGCATAATAACCATTTTTTCTAATACTTCCCATTCGGATTCGTCTAATGAAGAAAGCATTGAAATGAATCTTTTTTTAAAAGAATCATCTTCGCTAGACTGTATTGAACCGACAAATGAAGCAATCTGTTCATCCCTTGTCTGTTTTATGAACATTTCCCCTTCGCCAGTTCTTAACCAGTCCTCATTGACATTAAATTCCCGGCAGATAAGAGAAATAACAGAGTCAATAGGAATATTTCTTCCCATTTCATATTGTGCAACTGTATTTTGTTTTACCCCTATTCTGTCGGCAAATTTTTGTTGTGTTAGATCAAGTTCTTTTCTGATTTTCTTGATGCGGTCTTTCAATATGTATGCACCTCTTTTCTTACTTTTATCATCATTGATAATCGAACAAACGTTTGAAAAAATAAATGTATCGCTACTTTAGTACGTGCATTCATAAAAGAGATAAACACATGGACTATAAAAAATTAATAATAGAACTGCTTGATAAGTTGAATGATAAGAGATATCTCAAATATATTTATCAACTTATAAAAACACTTTTGGCTGACGATTAATCGTCGGCCTTTTCATTACTCAATTTTTCTGCAACTTCTGCTAATACTTCCCACTGTACATCTGTCAAGTTTGCCAACACTGAAATCAGTCTGTTTTTAAATGAATCTTCTTCTTCATTCAACAACTGTTTTGTCAGTTTTGCCATTTCCTCATTTCTGGATGGTTTGATGAACATATTACTATCACCACCCTCACCGGTTCGTAACCAGTTTTCATTAACATTTCCCTGTGGAAAATTTGTCTTACAAATTAGGGATATGACGGCATTACTGATTGCACTTTTACCGACTTCATAGGATCCGATATTTCCACGGGCAATCCCTATTTTGTCGGCAAATTCTTGCTGAGTCATGTCTAAGGTTTTTCTCAGTTTCTTCAATCGTTCATTCAACTTTTTTCACCTCTTTTCTTGCTTTTATCATCATTGACAATCGAACAAATGTTTGATAAAATAAATGCATCGCTACTTTAGTACGTGCGTTCATAAAAGAGATAAACACATGAACTACAAAAAAATGATAATAGAACTGCTTGATAGGGCAGATAATAGAAGATTAAAATTAATCTACTGCTATATAAAAGCAATCCTTGGACTAGGCTGACGCCTAGTCTTTTTTTTCATGTAGCATAATAACCATTTTTTCTAATACTTCCCATTCGGATTCACCTAATGAAGAAAGCATTGAAATAAATCTTTTTTTAAAAGAATCATCTTCACTGGACTGTATTGAGCCGACAAACGAAGCAATTTGTTCATCTCTTGTTTGTTTTATGAACATTTCCCCCTTACCAGTTCTCAACCAGTTTTCGTTGACATTAAATTCCCGGCAGATAGAAGAAATGGTCTGATCGGTTAAGGGATTTATACCGCATTCCCATTGACCTACTGTATTGCGTTTTACACCAATCCTGTCTGCAAATTTTTGCTGAGTTAAGTCTAATGATTTCCTTAACTTTTTCAATCTTTGATTCATCTTTTCACCTCTTTTCCTGTTACTAATTATATAGTTAAAACCATTTGACGTCAATAGGAAATGCTATTAAAACAACAAAAGGACATTAAAACAACAAAAAAGGTATTGACAAGAGCTATTTAATGACGTATGATAGCTATACAAACAACAAAGCAAGCAGGAACACAGGTGGTTTACTGAAAGTTTCAACAGCACTTTGTTGTTATGACTGAAATGGTTAATTCAAAAATTTATAGAAAGGAAGTGGCTATATGTCAGAGAAAGAAAAAAAGATTCTTGAAACCTTCGGAAAGGTCATTCCTGATTTATCAGAAATGGAAAAAGAAAAGTTGCTTTCATTTGGTGAGGGTATGGCATTCATGAAGGACAGGCAGAAAAAGGAAGAAAGCGAAAAGAAGTAAGTAGAAAGAAGTGATATGAATGAGATTCAGCGAAAAGTTGAAACAGGCTATGCAGCAGTTAGACATTAATCAGGTTCAGGTTGTTGGATTGACCGGAAAAAGCAAGGGTTCTGTCAGTCAGTATCTTTCAGGTAAACAGATACCGTCAGAACAGGTTCAAAGTGATATTGCAGTAGCACTTGGATTGCCGGCAGATTACTTTGACCAGGAAGAATCCACTGTGACTTTTAAACCTGTGCATTGTGAAGATGGCATCCCAACCTTGACAGTCGGAGAAGTGGCTAAGCTGATGCACAAACACACAAACACGATTGCACTTGGCTTACAACAGGGCGTTTTCCCTTGGGGGTACGCAATTCGTACCAGTGAACGCCGGTGGTCATACTTCATCAACGCGAAAAGGTTTGCAGAGATTGAAGGAGTAATCTGATGTACTTATTGAAAGGGTGAGAACAATGCTTATAAGAACAGAATTTGGTAACTTTGGTTGTCCGGAGGACTTATTAAGATTTATGCAGGAAAAAGGAATCGAATCCTGCACGGTTGAAACTGAATACTGGGGTGCAAAGCTCACTCCAATGAAGTTTACGCAGAAAGAAGTCGAAGATTGGATTAGGTTGAAGGAGGAATAAAAATGTGGCTGTCAAAGAAAAAGTACAGGGCTTTAATTTGTGAATTAGATGGAATTAAGGCGAAACAGCGCGAACTGGAGCAGAAGACGGAACAGAGGTTACTTAATATGGCAAAAAGAATCCTCAGAGAGCCGGGAAAGCTCTCTGAGGAATTAAATCAAATTGATAGGCTTGATAAATACATTGATGACATTATTAATCATTGATGATGTCATCAATAAAATTATTTAAATTTGGACTAGTAACAACACAATCTACAAGGTTATATAACCGTTTGATTAGTGTTCGGTTTTCAAGTGTATCATCATCACTGGAAGCCAAACTTTGAGCAATAGAAGAAGGGTCAGATTGAACAGACATAGCCCCGGATGACATAAGCTGGGGCGGATTAGGTTGAAGGAGGGATAAAGTGATAGATTGTGTAGTTATTCTTGTAGTTTTATTGCTGAATATATATGCAATATATTCCTGCATACATGACAATGATAGAGCTTTTGCTATATCAAAGGTACTGGCAGATGGCATTGCTTTAATATACGTTTGTACTCATTGAAAGTAAAAGTACATATATAGGAGATTCAAACAAGCGTTAGTTTTGAGATATATGGCAGCACTAACATTCTTTGATTACTTAAAAAGAAGAAAGGGTGAGAATAATGCTTATAAGAACAGAATTTGGTAACTTTGGTTGCCCGGAGGATTTGCTCCGGTATATGCAGAAAGAGGTTGCGGATTGGATAAAGCTGAAGGAGGAAGAAAGTGTCAAAGATTGACCAAAAGTTAATAAATATATTTTTAAAAGTAGCAGATATGCTGATAAATCATACCGGGCTGGTAATTTTAATAATTTGTTGGATATATCTGTTTAAGGTTGGAACATTTGGCTGTGAGACGGAGTTTGGTGTCTTGCTGGTGCTTATAGCGCTTTTTGTTATGATTTTGTGCATTATAAACCCAGCAATCTTTGTGTAATAACCAATACGGTCGTAAACAAAATCAGTGTAATGCTAATTGCAATAAGAAGCGCAAAAACATGAATAAGTAGATAAGCAACAAGTAAAAATTTTGACTGATATTGCTTGCGGGATATGCGATACGAAAGGGAGTGTATTTTTAATCCTAGAATAAAACTGCATTTATCATATTCGTAATAAAGTTGTTTGCAAAATGAATTGTAGTTGTACTGGTTATTATTCTTACCTAAATAATAAGCCCATTCATTCAAACGAGAACCTGCATAGCTGGCATTTTGATTTATTAAAGAAAGGGCTTTATCAATAGGTGCTTTAGAAAAATCCTTAAATAGATAGGGTTCTAAAAGAGAAAATAATGGAAATATGACATTTTCATAACGTTCCTTAATGTTTGCGTATTTCGGAGTTCTCCAAAATATGTAAAGGGATGCAATTACAGACAGAGCCACAGCGATTGATTCAATATTTTGAAAGTTCATAGTATACACCTCATTAAAAATACTAGGGAGCAATAACTCCCGGTAGTTACAGTATAGGGAATGTGGTGATATTTGACAAGAGAAAGGAAGGATAAAGCATGTTGTATTACATATGTTCGCCGTATCGAGGGGCGACTAAGGAAGAAGTTGAAAAATATATAAAATATGCCAGAAAACTGACAAGGACGGTATTGTTACACGGACATAGTGCGGTTGCTCCGCATCTATACATAACAAACTGCCTTAATGATTCCAAATCGGAAGAAAGAAAACGAGGACTGGAAGCTTCGCTGGAGATATTAAAAAAATGCGATGTGGTATATGTCGGACAGAAGTTCGGCATCAGTGAAGGCATGGCGGCCGAGATTAAAGAGGCTGAAAAATTAGGAATACTGGTGTTTTACAGGGATTAGGAATACCCGCTCACAGCCCTCAGAAGTTGTTTGCGGATTTGGGTTTTGTTGTGATAGTTCCCCTCGGCGCCGTGGAAAGCAGATATCACTTTCGACGGTGCCAATGTAAAAGAATCGCAACAGTCGGGCAGTTTTCTGACAGGTTTTACTGCCTAACTCACAGGGCGTTTAACAGGAAAAACGGCATATCCCCTAACCGATATATCAGAAGCTGTACCCCCTCACAGCACCGCACATCTGATAGCCATGCGGGTTCGATTCCCGCCGCCCTGAATTTCAACGTTGAATAAAAAGGCTGTGTGACAGGCACAGTCAGGCACATTTTAAATATCATGATAATAGCAAAAGTGAGGTGATAAGCATGAATGTTATCTGTACCATTAACGACAAAAAGAAAAAGAAGACATACAAATTGGAAGAACTGACCCCAAAACAGCGGGAGGAGTACGGCAGGAAGATAAACGAAAGCGGCATGGCCGCAATGGGGTATGTAAAAAAGTCATGAATGGAAGGTGAATACATATGCTGAAAGATATTTCAAATCATTCGACAAAGGATTTGATAGAAGAATTAAAGAACAGGGAAGGTGTTGAAATATACTTCGCAGAACCTGATTCATCAATAGCAATTAATGAAACAGGCCCTGTTACAGTATTGGTAGTTACAGATTAGCTGATTTTTTGGTATGTATATACGCCTTTAATATGCGCAGCTAAATAACCACCATGCGATGATGCAGACATCAAAGCATCATACACAGATTTTGGAACATTGAGGTATTTGTAAGTAGAACCGGAGTTAAAGCATACATACAAAGTATTATCCTCATATCCAATAGATTTGATGTTAGATGAAACAACAGGAATCATATGCATTAGAATACCTCCTTCAGTAATGAATTGGGCAGTGCTTCGCCCAATAATTATTATAAAAAAGGAGTGGAGGTACAGATATTCAGTGACTGAATTAAGTGATTTCAATACTGAATATCATAAAAATTCAATATTTTCCATTTACAGCCGCCACAAGCTGTAAATGGATTCACAGGGCGTTTAATAGGAAAAACGGCATATCCCCTAACCAAAATCCCCGGAAGCTGTATCCCCTCACAGCGCCGCACGTCTGACAGCCATGCGGGTTCGATTCCCGCCGCCCTGATTCGGGACAAGCTCCCGAACCCTAAAGGTTAAAGAAATGTATATCACAAAACAGGCGGCATCACGTAGCTTCATGCCG